TATCAATGCGCTGAAAGAGAACTCAGTTATATCTGATTTCTGTGTAGCAATTGATGATGACCAATCAGATCTTTACCCACGACTAGATGGTGTTATCTATGAAGTCAATCCAAGACTTCGTATGAATGGCACACTCAACCTTGTGGCTAACAAGTATGCAGATAAGTACAAGACTATCTACTTCCTTGGTGATGACCACTTGGTCAAGACTAAGAGCTGGGATAGACACTTGGCTGAAGCAATCAACATCAAGGGCTACGGTCTTGCCTATGGCAACGACCTGTTGCAAGGTAAGAACCTTGCTACTGCTGTGATGATGAGTACCAACATCATTGAGATACTAGGATTTATGGCACCGCCTAAGTTGATTCACCTGTTTATGGATAACTTCTGGATGACACTGGGCTTGAAGATTAACTCACTGTATTACTTTGATGATGTCATCATTGAACATCTACATCCATACGCAGGCAAGGCTGAGATGGATGCAGGCTATGCTGATGCAAACTCAGAAGAGGTAGGCAGTGCAGACCAGAAAGAGTTTGTGCGCTACCTTAGTGAAGAGTTTGAGGATGACCTGAAGAAAGTGATGAAGTTAATCGGATGAGAGTTTTAATTACAGGTAACGAAGGCTTCGTTGGTAAATACTTTCATAAGCGATTAGGTCCTGACCATAATGTAACTGGTATTGATATCAGAAAAGGTATTGATTGCAGAGACTTCTTCAAGCGTGATGACAAAGAGTATGATCTTGTTATCCATCTAGCTGCTATCGTAGGTGGACGTGAGTCCATTGAAGGTAGACCAATGGCTGTTGCTGATAACTTCAGCATTGACTCTGAGTTCTTTCAGTGGTGCTTGAAGACTAAGCCTAAGAAGATTGTTTACTTCTCATCTAGTGCTGCATACCCAACCCATTACCAGCAGGGTAGCGAGGCTAAGAGATTACAAGAGTGGATGATTACACCTTCATCACCTAACGGTCCTGATATGACCTACGGTATGGCTAAGGTAATCGGTGAGTATCTTGCATCATTTGTAGAAAACGTACATATCTTCAGACCATTCTCAGGTTATGCCTACGACCAAGACTTGAACTATCCGTTCCCTATGTACATCAAGCGAGCACTAGAGAAGTCAGATCCGTTTGAAGTCTGGGGTCCAGGTACACAGACACGAGACTTTATTCATATGACTGATGTAGTCAATGCAGTAATGACTGCAGTTGAACAAGGTATTACTGGACCAATTAACCTTGGTACAGGTAGGTCAACATCCTTTACAGAACTGGCACAAATGTCTATGGATGCAGTCGGTTACAAGGGCCAGATACTTACCAGGCCAGATAAACCAGTTGGCTGTATGCACCGTGTATCTGATAACACAAAGCTGCTCAGTTTCTACACACCAAAGATTACTCTGGAAGAGGGAATAGCTGAGGCGGTAAGAGCACTTGGCTAACAAGAACGGACGCAAAGGTTCTCAGTTTGAGACAGATGTGATGAAGTGGCTACGCAAGTGCGGAGTTATTGCAGAGCGTTTGACTAAGGCTGGGGCAAAGGATGAGGGCGATATGGTTGTTATCATATCGGGAGAAACCTATATCCTTGAACTCAAGAACAGGCAGACACTATCTCTGCCGGAGTTCTGGAGAGAAGCACAAGTTGAGGCGCTTAACTACGCCAAGGCTAGGGATCTTGGGGAAGTTCCTCTGTCTTATGTTGTAGTTAAGCGTCGCAACGCATCAATAGATCAAGCCTGGGTCATTCAGGACCTAGCACAATGGATTAAGGAGAAACAGTAATGCCAGTACCAGGTGGAGAAGTTAGTACATCACAGATTTGGATGACACAAGCAAGTTCAGCAGAAGAACTTGATGCAATCATTGACAAACTTATTGAAGAGTCAGATGCTGAAGAGGATGAAGATGATCTGCCAGAACTGTCTTAAAGGTGGAGAAGAGAACCAACTCAGTCATCTGAAACGAGCTGAACATTGGCACGGTAAGTGCGATTACAAGGGGTGCGTATGTCAACACAAGACTGGTCCAGGTCACGCAAAGCTAAAGGATACAAAGGTTCCGTTGATGCAAACGCAATCCCCATAAGTCCTATTGTAAGTTACTTCGGTGGGGAAGTACGAGAGGGTAGAGAGGTAGCTGTGCGTTGTGTGATGCACGCTGACTCACGCAGGTCTGCCTCTATGAATACAGATAAGAACCTTTACTTTTGTCAGACCTGTGGTAGAGGTGGCAATGCAGTTAACATAGTCTGCATACTAGAGAACTTGGAGTTTAACGATGGCCTCAAACGCGCAATCGAAATTGCTACTGGAAGCGGCGCAACAATACGCTCAGGCAATAAGTCCAGAGGCGCTAGGCGTGCTAGCAGAACGTGGGATATCTGAGGTTGTAGCCTCACAGTTTATGTTAGGTGTGGTTACAAAACCTCACAATGGACACGAGATGTATGAGGGTTGGCTGTCAATACCTTACATCACTGCCTCTGGTTCCTGTGTAGGTTTCAAGTTTCGCAGGCTAGATGAGGGCAAGCCTAAGTATGGATCTCCTACTGGGCAGAAGGCACACCTATATAACGTATGCGATATTACCTTGCAGTCACCACACATTGTGGTCTGCGAAGGTGAGTTAGATGCAGTAGTTACCAGTGGAATGCTAGGTATCCCAGCAGTTGGTGTACCTGGAGTTGCATCGTGGAAGCCACACTTCCCGAAGTTATTTAGTGGCTATGACACTATCTACATTGTCGGAGATAATGACATCAAAGAAGATGGTTCTAACCCAGGACAAGAGTTCGCAAAGCGTGTGGCTAACGAGATAATGAACTCAGTTATTGTTACACTACCACCAGGTATGGACATCAATGACTACTACCTAGCCAACAGTGCAGATGCTACGAGGGCTTTGCTAGTAGGTGAACCGAAGGGTGAGTAGAGACGAATGGCTACAGATGGTACAGATTTTGCAGCATATGGGCTTCCAGATCCTAGAGATCAATATGGAAACCGAGACCTTGCTGCTTCGGCCTACGCCGACAAGATAGATGCAGCTTTCATTGCAGATGTCTGGCGTATTATGGACCAAGCTGGCAATCTACTGGTGCGTAAGCACCACGACTATGGTCCAAAGAACATTGCTCACTCACCAGGTGGACCACTTAATGGTTTGCGTGTACGTATGTGGGACAAGATAGCACGCATCAACAACTTACTTGACTCAGGTGTTAAGCCTAGCAACGAGTCATTGCGTGATTCATTCTTAGATCTACTCAACTACTCAGCTATTGCAATGATGGTACTCGATGGCGTATGGCCTGAAGTACAGGACAATGACTGAGATACATCCAGTTGCTTATGACCTAGCGCTCAGCGTTGCTATCAGTATCTCTAACAGATACAAGAACCACGTTGAGCGTGATGATGTGAAGCAAGAGTGTTTGGCTTGGGCTATCACTCGTGCCACGTGGATCAGTGAACAGATGCTTGAACCTAACGATGACAAGCGCAGGCATAACGAGCAGCGCATTGCCTATCAGATGAGACGAGTAGCAGAGCGCTATGCTCGTAAAGAGAAGGCGTTAAAGTCTGGCTACCAAACAACTGATGAAGCCTACTACGAGAGTGCAAAGCTGGGACAGTTACTTCCCTTTGTTATCGCATCGGTGGTAGATGGCACAGTATTAGAACAGATACAACAGATGATTCAAGATGGACAACCTAAGGGTAAGTCCTCACCATCAGAAGGTGGCAACCTACTTGCTACCTTGATTGATATTAAACGCTGCTTCTTGAAGTTAGATGTGCAGGATCAAACACTGCTACGCCTACGCCACTTCGATAACTACACACTGCAACAGATAGCAGGACAGTTAGAGTGCGCTGTATCTACAGCAGACCGCAGGTGTAACAACTCACTACGCAAACTGATTAACTTGCTTGGAGGTCAGTCACCGTGGCAATGAAAGAGATAGAACTATTTGAGTACCTGAAAGAGAGTCTCTATCCAGACCTTGTAAAGAGCGAGGGTATCTATGATGCCTTTGATTGTATCTCTGCTACTGCCGGTCACTACATAGAACTCAAGTGTCGCTATACACACTATGACACACTGCTTATTGAAGAGATGAAGTATCGCAAGCTGATAACGCAGGCTGCTGAACGAGATCTTATCCCGTTCTATATCAACTCGACTCCGAAGGGAGTCTTTTCTTTTGACCTGATGGATGTACCTGAACCTGAGTGGTCAGTTGGTTGGATGCCAGCTACTACAGAGTTTGCACGCAACCACAAGATGGAGAAGTTAGTAGGTTACCTGCCTATTGCAGAAGCGGTACAGTTATGAAGTACGATTACAAGTGTCCACAGTGCGATAGTAAATTAACTATTGAGCGTAGCATCCACGAGGATGCCAAAGACCCTGGTTGCTTTGTGTGCCACATAACTATGGCTCGCGTCTATGACGCGCCGGGTATTCAGTTCAAGGGTAGGGGATTTTACTCTACTGGTGGATAGTGTTATCATTGAGGTACTGGCAGGCGCCCGCCTGTTGAGTGCTAGCAAAATACCCTCCACCAAATGGTGAAGGGTATTTTGTTTGGCTAAGGAAAAGGGTTAGGAAACCTTAGCCACATCTACTATGTTCTGCACTATCCACTCTACCACAGGTACAGCTACAGCATTACCCATCTGCTTATACCTGGTTGAGTCTGACTGTCCAGCAGTCCAATCATCAGGGAAACCTTGCAATCTTTCACACTCTACTGGAGTTAAGCGGCGTACATTAGATTCCATTATTACTCCAGTTGATTGTTTAGTTCCAGCTCTTAATGTGTGGTGAGTATCTCCGATACTATCGTTGAACTCATCGTATGCAACTGCCATACCTGATCCTCCTGCTCGAAGTGTTGGTGATACTGTCTCACTAGGTTGTGCATCTAAGCCTTGAGTATGGCTGAAAACCATAGGCATATTGTTTCCTCCCGTACCCATTCTAGCTTGAAGTGTGTTAATTACAGCGCCTTGTAAACGTACATCATCAACCCTGTTACCATAAAAAATAATAACAGTAGTTCTCACATCACCATTATCAAATGCGTTCAATGTTGGTACTACCCCCCCCGTTATCCACGTTTCGTAATCATCCACATTCTGTGCTCGCCTACTCTTGGTGAACCACAAGGTTCTCACTTCCTCCACCTAGATCGCCACCATTGGCACGCAATGTGCCTACTCCTTCTGTGTATCCACCAAAGGATGATGAGGTAACAACAACGTGTCCGTTGTTAGCATCCTGATTTACTACTGTTCCGTGGTGATACAACTCTGCTGGTATGCAGTTAGCTATGCTCTTTCCACTACCGAGAGCAACGCTTTGGTTAGCATTTCCGGTAATTCCTTGCCTCGCTTGGTTGCTCTGCGTAAGATCCCTTCGCAAGCCCTCGGACTTAAAGAGTATTTCGGCAACGCTTGAGTTAGGAGTACGTCTGCCAACGACGAAGACTCTACGCCTGCGCTGGGGTACTCCGAAGTGTTGAGCATCAAGCACCCTCCACCCGAGAGAATACCCGAGGTCGGCCATCGTCCCGACGACGACTCCAAAATCTTTTCCTCCGTTACTGGATAGCAAACCAGGTACGTTTTCGATGATGAAGTATTCTGTTTGCGTTTCTTCCACAAGTCTTGCAATCTCCCAGAATAACCCGCTTCGTTCGCCAGCAAGACCAGCTCTTTTGCCAGCAACGCTGAGGTCTTGGCAGGGAAATCCTCCTGTAATAATTCCTGTGCTTGGTGTAAATCCTGCATTGATGAGATCCTCTCCCTTTACTGTAGTTACATCTGTAAATTGTGTAGCGTCAGGAAAATGCTGCGCCAATACCTGGTTGCAGTTCTTATCTATCTCAACCGAGGCTACTACCTTTACTCCTTGTCGTTGCATAGCTAAGTCAAAGCCACCAACACCTGCAAACAAACTAACACCGGTCAGCATCAGTACCATCCTCGTCGTTGTGCGTGCCCAAGAGCGCGACACGCACTCCCTCCATAGCGGTGACCAATGTATCGTATGCCGTGAAGGATTTGAAGTTCAGGTTGTCCACTACGCTCTCTAAGGAGTTGAGCAATTCCAAAAGCCGAGCTTCTTGGTTTGCCTGAAGCGTCTCTTGGGCGAGCAAGGTGGTCGAACCTGGACTCACGGGTCCATAGGGTGACGAGACACTCTCTCTCTTGCCTATCGTATCCGAGTGCTCTTGCGAAACTAACTGTAAGTGCCTTGTTCTCACGCTTCTCCTCCATTGTTGCCTTCGTTCTCTCCTGCATTACTGGAGTATGCAAGATCGTTTGCTGCGTTGGCTCGTGTGTGTACGCCCACGCTAAGAACAGTAGTGCCGTCAATACTAATCCAATTTTTCCCTTGCTTTTCATCTTCTATCTTCTCCATTTCGAGCAACTGCTTATAGGTATCAGGGTATAGATGAGCAAGGCGAACTAACGCCCTGTCTCTTGCACGTCTGTAGTTTCTATCTCTTATAGCTTTGCGGCTGGCAGTTGCCACCCTTCTCTTGACCTCATCAGCCATTGAGTTTGTCCTCCCACACTATGAGGACATAGACTATCACCATTACTATCGCTATCCCTAGTATCAGGCTCATAAGCTCGCAGCCTTTACAATCTCAGTAATATCTAAGGTTTGCCCTACCATATGAGCGTCCTCCTCATCACTATCCCAAGCAGATACCAGTATGCGTGAGCCTACGGGAGAGTGGACTAACCACTCGATAGCTTGGCTTGGATCAGCCCCTCCCCAGGTGTTCTCTCCCCTAGGCTCGACTACTTCATAGAATAGAATTAAGTCAGACTTAGGCGGGTGAATTGTGTATACGTTACTCACTCTCCTCCTCCTCCAAATTAAAGATACGTGACAGGGCAAGGTTGGCCCTCTCTAAGTTCTTGATAGCTCTGGCTATCTCTAACTGTTGCAGGTCTACCTCAGCTTGATTAAGGCATAGGTCTACCTTAGCCTCTAAGTATTCTCTATTCATTACTATCCCCCTCTAGGTGGCAAGGACAGGAGCAAGCGTAGGTATCTTGCACACTATCCTCACATAGTTGGTGTCTATCTTGTACGCAGCTACTATTCATTACCCTCTCCTCATCTTTAGTTTTGCCTTCATAGTTGTATAAATGTTTTTAGGTTTTAGATCGAAAGGGTTAATAAAGATCCCTGTCTTATCGTGTATTAACTTAGTTATCTTGAATAGTGTCATTACTAGCCTCCTCGTTAGGTAAACAAGCAACGCACCAGGCTGTATCGTTGCCCTCTTTCACTATCTGCCCCTCCACATTTGCCCACACTATGTCATCAGGATCTAACTGATCGCCACAGATAAAGCACTTGACCGCTTCCTCATAATCTCCCGCATAAAATACAGGGTCATTCAGCTCAGGTTCGTATCCCATCACTTGCCCTCCATCTCAATTACGTCGAACAGATCAAAAGCAAAAGCGTTTTCGTAGGCATCTTGCCCGTACTTATCAATAAACCTGGTAATTGCCTTGCTCTTAGCCTCTAACTCGCTCTCTGCCTCAACCGTAACGCTTAGCGTTATGTCAAATTGATATTCTTTCATTACTTGCCCTCGCTCTCGCACTTGAGTAAATCCTCGCACCATTCCCAGCCACTACCGGTCCATAGGAGATGGCTCGCCACCTCCCACAATCCCCACACAGCCAGCCCAATTAGGATCCCAGCCACAAGCCAACCTCTTTTGGTGACGTTATTCATTGCACTCACACCTCTCTCCTGGTAGCCACGTTTCGATTTTGCAACTCATCAGCTCGATGTCGTACTCAACGCCCTCACCCTCAGCCGTTACCGGCTCCTCAATTTGTGGGGCTACTTGTAGCACCAGCGCATCGAGTTCCTCTTGGCTCAGTTCGTGGTCTACAATAAAGGCTGCGGTCATTGTGTAGGTGTATCCCTTTTCCATTTTTATCCCTCCATCACTTCTATTAGATACTTGGCGTATAGGTAGGCTGGTGAGCCTTTTTCTACTGTCTTTGTCGCGGTGTCAAACCAGTCCGAAAAGCGGAAAACAACACTCACGATGTCATTGTCTGAGTCTGTCATAATCTCAAGGTATGAACTAGGACCACCGTAAGAAAAACAAACCTTTGTCATTTTGTATGTATCAATAGACAAGGCTGGCTCATCAAAATAATCGTCGTGGTTTGGGTTGTCCATCATTGTGTTGAGTTGCTCGTTAAGTGAGTCTAATTCGCTTGTAATTCGTGCTGCACAATTTTGTTTCATTGTTTCCACTTGTAACCCTTTCATAAAATCAGCTCGTGGTTGAGTTGATGGCGTAAGTATGGCACAGCCTCCCCCATTCTGCAACACCAAAACCTCACGGATTTGTATAACGATTTGGTAACGCTTTCGGCTTGCAACCGGTAGACATAATGCGGGCAGATGTCAAGGCATCAGCTGTAAGTTACTCGACGAGCTAACCTGGTAACTTGGGATCTTGCTGAGATTGTTGGCGGTGTTGTGGCTGCTGGTCTGTCTGTCCTTGCTGTTAGAGGATTGTTAAATAGTGCGTGACTATACCGTAGGTCTGCCCGATAACTAGTCCGCCCCACACTTTTTTACAGATACTTATCCACAGCCTTATCCACAGCCTGTGCATAGCCCTGTGGACAACGGCCTGCCCCGCAAAACCGACCCCCCTATGCTTAATCCGTGCGGTGTATATACCTGTACTCCCCAAATAAATATTTTTGCTAAAGTCAAAGCTACGAATATAGCCTCTGACCTGCGGTTTTATATGTGTGACTAACGTCACATTGTAAAAGCGGGAATTCAAGACCGTTTCCTGCCTTATATATAGTAGGGGAGCAAAGCGGGTGTAGTGTGCTTTGCGACCCTCGGTTGGCCTCTTGCGAGGCCCCTAGGCCGAGCACTGACTTACCCCTCACTTCGCTGTGGCTCGCTCGGGCGCTAAGCCCGCTGGCAGGCGCCTTTTTAGTCGGGTGAGGACTATCATTAACCAGGTAAGGATCATTTCGAACCAGGTATAAAAAATCCGATTCCGGCCCATCTAGGTTTCGTGGAGGAACCCTATGAGAAGAAATTACACCGAGGAAGAGTTACGCCTTCAGCGTGAGTCCAGTAATAAGTACTGGGAGAACTACAAAGCAGAACGCGAAAACAAGCGCTTGGAAGCACGCCGCCGAATCGCGGCAGCTATTATTCTGGCAGAGATGCAGGAGTCTAGTGGCTGATAACAGCGCAGATATTGCCAAGCGTATTATCCTTGGCTGTGTAGCAGAGGGTATGACTATTGAGCAGGCTACCGCCTCTGCTGGTAAGTCTATTAAGACCTACGAGTATTATCGTCGTACAGATAAGATCTTTGCAGATAAAGTAGACCGAACTAGACTCGGTCTTAAGGACAAGCAGTTCGCCGGTGGCGATGTCCACGACATCTCATTCCAAGAGTTTCGCCAGCGATTCCTTCACAGCCGTACCTTTCCCCATCAGCAAAACATTGTAGATGTAATCGAAGGCCGTGAACCATCGTGGCAACATCCTGCTATGAAGTTTGAAAAGGGTGTGGCAAATAACCGCATCCTTATCAATATCCCTCCCAACCACGCCAAGTCAATCACTATTACAGTTGATTACGTTACCTGGATGGTTGCCCAGAATCCTAACTTTAGAGTATTGATTGTTTCCCAAACCCAGCGCCTAGCTGCTGACTTTCTCTACGCCATCAAGCAACGCCTGACTCATCCTATGTATGAAGACCTCCAGAGCGCTTATGCTGCTGGCGTAGGGTTTAACTCTAAGTCTGCCTCGTGGCAGGCTACCCGTGTCACCTTTGGTGATGAGCTACGTGAATCTAGCGAAAAAGATCCTAATATCGAAGCCGTCGGTATCGGAGGTCAGATCTACGGTAAGCGTGCAGATATGATTATTGTAGATGACGCGGTGACCTTATCTAACGCCAACGACTTTGAGCGTCAGATCAAGTGGCTTACCCAGGATGTGCGCTCTCGCCTTAACCCTACAGGTAAACTTATTATTATCGGAACTCGCGTTGCCTCAGTTGACTTGTACCGCGAGCTACGCCAAGAAGATAGATACCCAGGTGGATTGGTTCCTTGGACATATCTTGCTATGCCAGCGCTTTTAACAGCAGATGAGAACCCTGATAAGTGGGAAACCCTTTGGCCTTTCTCAGATGCACCCTTTGATGGACAAGAAGATTCAGATAAGAACGAGGACGGCCTCTATCCTCGCTGGTCTGGTCGTAACTTGTACAACGAACGCCAAGCTATGGATGCTTCTACCTGGGCGTTGGTTTACCAGCAGCAGGATATATCTGAAAACTCAGCCTTTGACCCGGTATGTGTTCGCGGCTCCATTGACGGAATGCGAAAGTCTGGTGCATTAGTTGCAGGACATCCCGGTCATCCACGAGATTTATCAGGTTTTTCCATTATCTGCGGGCTAGACCCAGCGATGATTGGTGATACCGCAGCTGTTTGTTATGCGATAGATCGCAACTCGAACAAGAGGTACATAGTAGATGCTATTAAAATTAGTAGACCGTCTCCTGCCGACATTCGTGAGCTTATATTTAATTGGACTTCCCTATACGGCCCTTCTGAGTGGATCGTTGAACGTAATGCGTTCCAATCTTTCCTCACACAAGACGAAGGAATTAAGCAACACCTTGCATCCAGAGGAGTAATCTTACGTGAACACCACACAGGAAACAACAAGTGGGACGCAGGATTCGGTGTTGCCAGTATGTCCACTCTGTTTGGAACGAAGCAGCACGATGGTAAGCATCATAGAGACAACCTTATCCATCTTCCTAGCGATCAAACAGAAAATGTCAAGGCGCTGATTGAGCAGTTAATTACCTGGACCCCTACTACTAAGGGTAAGACAGATATGGTAATGGCGCTTTGGTTCTGTGAGATCCGCGCAAGAGAGATGCTTAACTATGGTAAGTACGCATCCCACCATCTTAAAAACCCATTCCTCTCACGAGGAGAATTAAGTAAGCGAGTAGTTGTCAATATAGATGAACTCATCGCACAAAACCAACAGAATCAACACTTCGTCTAAGGAGACAACAATGGCATACGATCCAAGTAACTATATCAATGGCGTTGACCAGCGCACTGTATCCCAGCAACGCAAAGATGAAAAAGAACAAGCAATGAAAAGAGCAAGCAAGTTGAAGGAAGGTATGCGTAAGCGCGTACTAAATGTAAAGACTAAGTCTCCTTCAGCCACTGATGTTCAAATGGGTAATGTTCGTGGAGCAGTTAAGTTATCTAAGTCAAAGACAACTACTAAAAAGACTACTACAATTAAGAAGGCAGGTAAGAAATAATGCCAGTAAGAAAGCCAGGAAAGTGTCGCAAGTGCGGTAAGTCAGACAAGATGTGTAAGTGCTGATGGCAATGATGAAGAAGCCTATGGCTAAGAAGCCAGCAGTTAAGCGTCCAGCAGTTAAGCCAGCACCACTAACAGGTCCAGCAGCAGTTAAAGCAATGCAAGATCGTGTATCACCTGCCGGTGTTAAGAAGGCAGAAGCTGGTGCAAAGAAGGCAATTGACAAGAAGTACCCAGGATTATATAAAAAGAAGAAGTAAGGAACCCCAGTGTTAACAACTAAAGAGGTCATTGCGAAGGTAGGTCGCCTTCAGACCAAATTCGCAGCACGTGATCAGCGTATGCGCGACGTGCTCTCGGTACGCCAAGGAGACATCAGCAAGGTTTACCCTTCTATGTTCTCAGAGGACTACCCAAAGCCTCTCGTTGCTAACTTCGTTGACGTTGCCC